TTAAAACTTAAAATGTTTGATAGAAATACTCAAGAAATTGAGTTTTTGAAAAAAATTGTTGAAAAAATTTCTAATTTTCAAGTAAGAGAAGCGTTTGAAGAATTAGAAGAAAGAATAAGAAAACTTAAATAATTAACATACCCAAATAACCGCCTATGTGATATAAAAATATTTACTTCACACAGGCAGCTTAATGGGCTCATATGAATCCGGAAATTACAACACATCTATGAGTGGCTTTGTCGACCCAACAGACAGAGACAACAAGAATCTCAAGCAAATGATGGATAATTTCTATTTAACAAATTATCCTATCAATTCTACTTATTGGCTACGCGGAGCAATCGCAAAGCGATTTAAAGTGGGTGACCAGCAACTACAGTCACAATTCTATGGTAGTAACTACCAGAATGCACAAAAGTTCTTCTTTAACTTGATTCGCCGTCACGTTAATATGATATGTGGATTTCAGCGTAAAAACCGGAAATCCACTATCACCATGCCTGTGGGTGAGCAAGATGATCCTATTGCCGATGACTATAATAAAGTTATGCGCTGGTGCGATGATAGGGACGGCTTTCAGGAATACTTGTCACAAGCATTTGAAGGAGCAGTTGACACTGGAGAGACGTTATTACATCTATACCCTGATTATACTTTTGACCCTATCTCAGGTGACTTATTTACTGACTCTGTAAGTTATAATAATTATTTGATTGATAGTTATACTAGGAAGCAAGATTTATCAGACTGTAATGGAATATGGCGTAGACGTTGGGTGTCTAAAGAGATGGCTAAGACGCTAATACCTGGATATTCAAAAGAAATTAACAAAATGAATCCAGGGGGAATGAAAGATGGTCGCTTTCCTATGCAGGCAGAGTTACAGAATGTAGCAACCAATAAGCTATTTACATATGACGAATTCTATTACGCCACATCACGTACAGGTAAAATTATATTAGATCCAATGACGGGTGAAGCTACTGAATGGAATGAAGATGAGACAGAAGATGAGGATATGTTAGATCAAGTCATGAGACAGCAACCTTGGCTTAAAGTACAGAATGTACAAATACCCACAACCAAACTTGTGATTAAGTTAGGGGATCATATTGTATATCACGGTAAAAACTTACTTGGAATAGACGCTTATCCATTTGTTCCTTGTCAAACATATGTAGACCAAGATGTTGTGTCCTATGCTTGGCGTAAACAAGGCATAGTAGCTGGGCTAATTGATAGCCAGTTCCTATATAACATGCGCAAAGTCATTGAGCTTCAACTACTTCAATCATCCCTTAACGCTGGTTGGATATATCCAGTTGATGTGGTAACAGATACAAAAGCATTTAGACAGACAAGTGGTGGTGATGGTTTCTTAATTCCTTTAAAAGCTGGTCACTTACCAAATGAGATACAACGTATAGAACCTGTATCTATTCCTCAATCTTTACTTGAATTATCAAACAGTTTAGCGGAAGATATAACAAAAATATCGGGTGTTAATGAAGAACTTTTGGGATCCGCAACGGACGACAAATCTGGAATACTCTCAATGCTTAGGCAAGGGGCAGGCCTTACAACGTTGCAAACTATATTTGATAAGCTGGACTACTCACAAAGATTATATGGAAAAATCAGGCTTCAGGCGATTCGCAAAAACTTCAGTAAAGGTAAAATCCGTAACATTTTGGGTCATGACGCTGATCCTCGCTTCTTTACTTCTCATGCCCAAAAATATGCAGTGGCGGTGGAAGAGGGTAACTATTCCACTACGCAACGTCAGACAGAACTCCAGCAACTCTTACACTTTAAAGAACTCGGAATGGCTATCTCAGATAAGTCCATTATCAGGGCTGCTTTCATTACCAATAAACGACAAGTTATTGCGGATATGGAAGAACAGATGCAGGGGCAGCAACAGCAGCAACAAGCGCAAGCTCAGCAACAAGAAAAAATGGATAACGCCAAAATAATGGACTTGTTTGCTAAATCAAAATTAAATATGGCTAAGATACAAGAGACACAGGCAAAAGTAGATGATCTGCAAGCTGGAGCAGAGAGAAAGAATATGGAAAGCGACCTTGATCTTGTTAAGATGATGGTTGAGTTAGAGGATCTTCAATTTAATCAATTTAGATCTTCTTTTGAACATGCCCAAGCTATTAAGCAAGCTAACAGGATAGATAGAGAAGAAGAAATGTTAAATAAAACACCTGCTATGGCAGGATAGGAGTAAAATATGGCACACAGTAAAGAAGCACATGGCAAACACCATGCAATGGGTAAATTTAATGAAGGACACTGGGAACACAAACCAGGTGAACCGATGATGGATAGTGGTAAATATACACAAGGTGAAATGAGCAATCCAGAACATTTGAAACATAATGTATCTGCATTGAATCAATATGCTAAGAAGCACCAAGCAAAACATTAAGTTTTTATGTTGTAACAGGTGGAAGGGAGCCGTGGGGTAAGTCCCTAAGCGTGCAGGCGCTGTTACCATGCAATATTTTTATAGGGCTGGCATATGCCAAAAGGTATAAATGTTACTGACCTGTAGACAAAGGCAACACAGTTACAACATAATTTTAAAAGGATATATATGAAAAAAGTACATCACGCTCCTGATTACAATAAAAATAAAACAGCAGACGTTATCAAACATGGTAGCGGTAGAGCTGTACCTAATGAGCAGTGGGAGATTAACATGAATCTAACACCTGATGGTGCACCCAACCCACGTGATGCATTTAACCCAATGAGCCCACGTAAAAGACCATGCACTCATGTTAAAACTAACGAGTGTGACCATTGATGGATATTACGGAAGAAATGAAAAAAGCAGGTTTTGTTTATAGGGAGTTTGTAATTAATGACAGCTCTTCTGAATATATAAAGAAAAAAAAAGAATTATGCGATAATTTTTTAAAAAATTCAGTTACCATTGATATAAGAGATTTAGAGTGAAAAAGAAGCCCATTGCAGCTAGCGTATTAGCTAATAAAGCTAAACAAGACAATACCAAATATTTAGCCCGTGAAGTGGGTGAAGCTATATGCCATGACATAGATAAGCAATTGCGTGAGTGCATAGAGAAACACAAGAACATTATCATGGAAGATGAGTTTTGTATTGTACGTGTCATTGCCACAGACAACCTCATTCATGGTTTAAAGCGCATCAAATACTACGCTTGGCCATACCTACCTTCCCCACGTCCCAATCAAGCTGTATTTCTCTACAATAAGCCACTGGACAAAATAACTAAACGTCTATGGGTATTACCAAACGCATTTACAATGGCCGAATTATGTGAGAAACCTGTAGTTCCTAAAGAATATGAAACAATGCAAGCTTGGAGTATCGCCTTTCATAAAGGTACATTCTGGGATTATATAAGACACGATCAACAAATAGATATGCTATCTGAAAGAGAGTACATATCAAAGCATAGAGAGGAACTGATCAAGGCTGGATGTAAGTTGCCTGATGCGAGAATCGCCGAGGCCTTTGACTTTAGTAAAATCGAGATCAAAGAGGTCGTAGACACGCAAGCAGCCATGGTCGAGTAGTGATTTTTCTATAACAGGAGGAAGACAAAGCACAGTGATGGGAGCATCCGCATATAAATATGACATTGTTTTTCTATATTCTGTTAATTTTCTTAACACCTCTTCTTTCATTTGTTGCATTTTTAAATCATGTTCCAATTTCATTTCGTCTAAATTATCAACCATAAAGGGGTCTCCGTGAATAATACACCTGAAAATATACCACAACCTGAAGTAATTCAAGAAAAAATTGAACAAATAACACAGGATAATGTTGTACAAACAACAGAAAACACAGAAGCACAAACAGAGAATCCAAACTGGAAGGCTTACCGTGAACAGATGAAGAAAACCAGAGAAGAGAAGCGAATAGCTGAGAAGAGAGCAGAGGAAAAAGAAGCGGAAGCAGCGGCATTAAGGGCAGCTATGGAAGCTGCTTTTAGTAAGCAACAGACACAAAACACACAACAGTATTATCAAAATGACTATCAAGAAGAAACAGAAGAGCAACGAATAGAGAAAAAGGTAGCTCAAGCATTAGCAGCACGTGAAGCAGCAGCAGAAAAAGCAAGGATGGAGAGAGAGCAACGTGAGTATCCCCAAAGATTGCAACAAACCTATCCAGATTTTGATAAGGTGGTAACAGATGAAAACTTTGACTATCTTGAATACCATTATCCAGAAGTCATTAGACCATTAAAAAGACTAGGTGAAGGATTCGACACATGGTCAGATGTGTATCATGCCATTAAGAAGTTTGTTCCAAACTCTACAACAGCAAAAAAAGAAGCTCATAGAGCTGATATTAATCAAAATAAACCAAAGTCTATGTCCAGTTCTACCATGACACCAACAGGTGAAAATGTAAGTAGTGCTAGGCTGACAGCCGAGAGAAGGGCGGAAAACTGGGCGCGGATGCAGCGCAGCCTCAAAGGATTAAGTTAGTTGATATTAAATAATTAAATTGATACATTCACTATAGCGTGTATATCTAGAGACATCCGCTAGTCTCATCGGCTGTACATACGCCTCGCCCGCGTAAGACTGATTTTTGAGTTCGTCACTCAAGAAACACCTTACCAAGCGAGGCTATAATGGCTACTGGTATTACCAATATTAACAATATGGCTCCTGAGCTTCCAGTGCAAGCTGCGGAAGACCTATTGTCAACACCTATGTTTAACTTGATCCACTCCATCGGGGTTGATCTTCACCATGCCGAAAGTTATGTCGGTAAAACAACACGCATGAGCCGTTTTGAGCGTCTCTCCACAGATGGAGGACAGCTCGATGGCTCAGGTATTGATCCAGCTTCTGAAGTGCCTGTACGTACCGATATCGATGCGACTATGGAGATCTACGCCAAGTCTATCGTGACTAATGAACAAGTTATTTTATACGAAAATAGCAAGACACTAACCAAGTTCACAGCATTGCTAGGACAGTGGTTAAGAGAGAAAGAAGATCTTTTAATGCGCGACCTATTCGCTTCTAGCGTTTCTTATATAAACGCAACAGGCGGATTAAATGGTGACCAGCCATCTAACATTTCTCTCAATGATGTAAATAACATTGAGAACATTCTACTTGGCAACGACGCTCGTTCAATGCTAACTAACTTAGAGGCTACCCGTGAAATCGGTACAGCTGGTGTTAGAGATGCATTTATTGCGTTAGCAAACACCAACCTATCTTCTGACTTACAGAAGGTGCAAGGTGTGTTGTTAAAAGCTGCTTATCCAACACAAGAGGGATTACGTCCAGAAGAGTATTGCTCTATCTCAAGATTTCGTTTCTTTGTTTCTTCTAAAGGAGCCAAGACACCTGGTATCTCTATGAGGGGTAATACAGTCTACACTATCCCAATGTATGGCCTAGAAGCTGCTGCTAAAATTGAGCAAAACAATTACACAGCCGTTATCGGTTATCGTCCACCTTGGGTTGTCTCTTCTGTGGCTCAAAACAGCCAATTGTATGCGAAATTCGCCATCGCTCGCGCGATTACTAACCAAAACTGGATTAGCGGTCTTAACGTGACCACTTATCTACCTTCATAAGGGAGGCTAGTATATGGCTTTTACTATTATTACAGGCGGTTCCTTCACATCTACAGGTGCAGGCGTTAAGATACCTCTTCCATCTTCTGCGGATTACATGGAAGTGTATAACATGACACAACTGGCAGCTGCTAACCCAAACACTGTTAGCATGTCCAAATGGTTTGGTTCCAAGTTTGGAGCTGGAGCATCGGCTGCTGGCGGTGGTGTTAAAACAGTTAAAACAACTGCAGATTTAACAAGCACCTATGCAAGCGGTGGGTTTACTTATGTTAGTGTGGCTCCCGTTGTAGAGGCTCAGAATGCAGCAGCTATTACAGCTATCACAAACGCTAGCCCAGCTGTTGTATCTCAAACAAGCCACGGTTATTCAACTGGAGACATTCTTCAATTGTATAGCACAACTGGCATGTTACAAATTGCTGGTATGAGCTTCCAAATATCTACCGTTAACGCTAACGATTACACTCTAATCGGTCTACGTGCGGCAGGGTTTTCAGCTGCAGCAACTGCTGGTTACACAAGACGCATATCTAAATATGCGGCTGTAGATCCACAGTTTCTTTATATCACTGAGATTACAAAAGCAACTCAAGCAGTTGTTAGGACTTCCGTTGATCCAACACAATATTATGTTGTGGGTATGAAGATTCATTTTAGCATTCCTTATTCTTTTGGAATGTACCAAATGGATCAGCTTACTGGAACAATTGTATCTATGTCAGCAGCAAATTACACAATGACTGTAGATATTGATTCTTCAGCATTCAATACGTTTGCTTTCCCAGCATCTACAGCATCTCCAACAGCTGCTCTATTTGCTACATTGGCTCCAGCTGGTGCGTCTACTCAATATGACCCTGTAACTATGGTTCAGACTGGTTATAACTTTCAATACCAAAGTTTTAGGGCTGGTGAATTTACTCCATATATGTATCTTGGTGGTGGGGCACAGGCTCCTGCAGGAGCGGCATCCGATATTATAAATTGGATCGCTTATAAACTAGAGAACTAGATAAATAGGGGGAGAAATCCCCCTTTTTTAAAGGAAAAAATGGCAAAAGAAAATAAAAAAATTATTAAAGATGAAATGCATGAGTTTAAAGAAGGAAAGCTTCACTCAGGCAGTAAAAAAGGGCCTGTTGTTAAAAAAAGAGATCAAGCTATTGCAATAGCTTTAAATGTAGCTAAGAAAAAAGGCAAAAAATAATGCCTCATCAATACCTCCCAGGGGTGATACAGATACCAAGTATGTTACTTATTACTGGTATAACACGCTCCTATCCCATGATAGTCACGTTTACCGTTCCCTCCACTGGCTCTAATACATATGTTGTAAACCAGCTAGTACGGTTAACGATTCCACGCACATGGGGCATGTATCAAGCTAATGGGTTGGTAGGACAGATAATGGCTGTAGATTCAACAACTATGCAATTAGACATTGATTCTAATCATTTTGACGCATTTGTAGATGGCTCTAATACAAGTGAAACACCAGCCAGCTTATCACCTGCTGGATCTAGAAACCTAGAATTTAATAATACATCACGACAGGTTCCTTTCCAGTCGTTAAACAACATAGGAAATTAGGAGATAAAATATGCAATTAACATTATCAACAGCATCAGGCGAGATGCACGGACTCATTAACACACTCACAAATAGCGTTCCTTTTGATGATTTTAAAAATATGACACCTGCTAACAAAAAGAAATTGGAAGCAGAAAAAAAAGAAGATTCACGCCTTGTTAAAGCAGAATATTTAAATTCAAGAGGGAGACATGAAAGACTTACTAAACCTTATTGTAAATACAGTGGTGAGCCGATACAAATATGGCATTTCATTCCAGGCAAAGTTTATGAAGTACCTCTCGGATTGGTCAATGAAGTAAATGACAAAAATAAAATTATGAAAAAAAGAAGCGGTCTTGTCAGTGTTGATGAAACTAATGTAACAAAAGACGGTTCACCGCTATCTCAAGACCAAGAAGGAGAATGGATTCATAAATTCTCTCCAGTTGGGTTTTAATTAGGAGTATAAAATGGTTGCTGTCCCTCAGGCTACGTCGACTTACACATTTATAGAGAAGAAAGTGAGACGCTTAACAGCGTCTGCTAGTGAATCGGCTTTATCAAGTGCGGACATCGCGGACGCGGTCAACCGATTTTATAGTCAAGATTTTCCTTACGCTATAAAAATAGATCAACAACGGTCTGTGTACAAGTTTTTAACAATCCCTAATGTTGATAGGTACCCTGTAGATGTCAATGGTTATCAGGGGTTTCGTGCTCCTGTATACTTTGAAGGCATACAGGGTAACTTTTTTAAAAATAGGGATCAGTTATTTAATTTATATCCTCGTTATCCCACCCAATTTCAACCGATAGGGGGAGATGGTGTCACCACTTCATTTACTTTTACTTTGTTCGGTAATAACGTAAACCCATTTCCACAGCCTAACTTTGGTATACTTAGCACCCAGCTTGTCATTGGTGGTATTGATGTTAATGGAAATCCTATTCGTATTATTGATGACGGTGGAGCTGTGGTTAATGGTTTTGGTATAGGAAGCAATACCACTACAGGTAAATTGTTATTCGTACAACAAAACACCGTGGGAAACAATGTATATCTAGATAACACAAATACTCAACAACCAGCCATCCCTCAGCTGTCACCTCTCGGCGGACAAAACAATGCCAATTCAACCCCACCACCCCCTCCATCTAATTATACAGCCTATCCGCCTTCACCACTAACTAACCAATATTGCGGAACGGTTAATTATGTGACCACTTCTATCACTGTTAATTTTCCTGTAGCTCCAGCAGATGGAACAATGATTAATGTTTGGGCTGCAACGTATAACGTAGGAAGGCCATACAATGCCCTATTTTGGAATAACGAGTTAACTATAAGGCCTGTGCCTGATAACGTGTATTTAGTGGAAATAGAAGCATTCCAAACTCCTTCTCAATTCATGGATCAAAATGACAACCCGATACTTAACCAGTGGGCCCAGTATATTGCATATGGAGCCGCAATGGAGATATTGCGTGAAAGACAAGATATGGAAGGGGTACAGAATTTAAACGAAGGCTTTATGAGACAAGAAGCTCTTGTGTTAGAGAGACAATCTATAGAAGAGATTAATCAACCAAACATAACTTTGTTTAATTCAACGCAGACAGGCTATGGGGTTGGCGGATCACTTGGGATAGGAGCTGGGTTTTAATGGTGAAAGGATATCAGCCTCTTAAAATTACAGGTTATCATGAAGGCTTGATACAAGAGCGTGAGGAGTTTCTACTTCCCAATGATGCTTATCCTATTTTGCAAAACGCCTATGTATGGCGTGAACGTATATTAAGAAAGAAGGGTTACGAATTACTTGGTAGACTTCAAAGAAATATAGGGACAACAGACGCAGGGGGTAATGCAGTTATTGTTATATCTCCATTACCAATTCAAACAGGTGTATCATCTTTTGTTATTGGAACAGATACATTTCAAGATCCAGGTACTACAGCAAACCCAGCCACACAGACACTTTTAACAAACATTGCAGGAGTAGGCCCATTTGGGACTCTTAATAGAGTAACAGGAACTCTTACCATAACAGGCTCACAACCACTAACGGCAATTCAATATTTCCCCGGGTTACCTGTTATGGGCCTACGTATTAGAGAATTACAAAATAGCGCTAATGACCAGACTGTATTCTTTGATCAAAACTATGCTTATGTTTTTAATGAAGTTACTAGGAAATTTCAAGAATTTATCGCAGGTGTTACATGGAACGCTCACGCAGGAAATGTGTTTGCTACTGATTTCTTCTGGTCTACAAATTACTGGGTTAGTGACATTGTAAACTTTAGCACAGTTAATGCCAAATTGTTTTGGGTAACTAACAATACAGGAGCTTTTGGAGCATTAGCAGATCCTCCCCGTATCACAGATGGTGTAACATGGTTAAATTTTTTCCCATCTGCTTGGAGCCAAATAGATGCCACAACATACTTGACTAACTGGCTAGCTATGCTTCCATTCCGAGGAAGGATGGTTACATTTAATACATGGGAAGGGCCAACAGCAGCAGGATCGCTTAATTATTCTAATAGAATACGTTGGGCGACCATTGGGAATCCATTCATTGCCTATTCATCTGGCCCACCAGCTAAAGGATCATGGAGAGATGACATACGGGGACAAGGTGGTTTTCTTGATATTCCAACTAGTGAAGATATTGTTTCTGTTGGCTTTGTACGTGACAATCTTGTTATTTACTGCGAGCGTAGCACTTGGCAGTTACGTTATACTGGCCGCTCTATTTCTCCTTTTCAAATTGAAAAAGTCAATAGTGAATTGGGTGCAGAGGGCACGTTCTCTTCTGTGCAATTTGATACCTCGTTAGTGGGTGTTGGTGATAAGGGGCTTGTTGAATGTGATAGCTATCAATCTACACGCATAGATATCAAAATACCTGACTTTGTTTACAAATTTAACTCTGAAAATAATGGTGTTGCACGTGTACAAGGGGTTAGGGATTTTGTTAATAGATTAGCTTTTTGGACTGTTCCTCTTGCTTCTTATTATGCTGCAACCGTAAATAAATCATTATGGGCATTTCCTAACACACGTTTACTTTATAACTATGAAAATGATTCATGGGCGACATTCAATGACTCTTTAACAGCTCTTGGAACTTATCAAGAACAATCAAGCCGTACATGGTTAAACAGTGAAGAAACTTGGATAGAATCCGAGTTTACATGGATAGATCAACCCAATGCAACTCCTGTGATTGTTGGTGGTAACCAGCAAGGATTTATAGAAATACTTGATGAACTGGCTACTAATCAAGCAAGCCTTTTTATTTCTAACTTAACTCAAGGGTCAACCGTTAGGGTTACATCACCTAATCATAATATGCAAAGTGGATTTGTGATTGGAATAAGCGGTATTCCTATAACAAGACCATTCTCAAGTTTAAACGGTGGGGTGTTTGGTATTTTCGTGATAGATGCAAATAACTTTGATATATTCTCATATGTTTCAAATATGGATGCTTTTAATTTTCCTGTAACAGGTACACCAAGCGGCACTTATACAGGTGGAGGACTAATTGAAATAAGAGAAAACTTCTCAGTTAAGAGTAAAAAATTCAACTTTATTGAAGAGGGACAGAATATCCAGATGGGTTACTTGGATATCCTAATGGAAGCAGACAATGGGGCTATTTCATTAAATGTGTATCTAGACTATGACGACAGTACAGTTTCTAACACATATCCACAAAATGACATAAATGATAATCCTGCAACAAACACACCAGACACTTTCTTTAACTCCGTTATACCCACTTCACAATCAACTTTGAGTGGAATTAAAGGAACTAAGTTTTGGCAGAGAGTTTACTGTGCTACACGAGCTAACTTCCTAACTCTGGAATATACATTTTCAAAAGCTCAGATGGCAGGAACAGAACAAACAAAGGGTGTCCAAATAGATGCCCAAGTCCTATGGCTCAGACGAGCTGGGCGCATGACAATTTAATATAGGAGACTTATGGTTTATCAACCCAATATTCCGACCGGTTCGGTTCCCTTAAACGTAGATTATCTGAATCTACAAGGGAACTTCCAGCAACTAGATCTATCTTTTGGTACTGATCATGTTCCGTTTTCTACTACATTGCAAAACGGTAAGCATACAGTTGTCCATTTGGTAAATCAAGTAGGTATACCAGCGGATGACACGGCATCTGGACAGATCTTTTCTTATCCTGGGGTATATCCATCTGGAGGAGACCATCAACTCTTTTATAAATCACCTAATACAGTTGGGTTATTAGGTGAGCAATTAACAGGAAACCAAGCATCGGCAAATGGGTTTGGTTACTTTTCTGGGTTGTTAATTCAATGGGGAATAAAAACAAACCCAGGAGCAGAAACTTTAGGAACTGTTACATTTAATGTAGCGAATGTTGATTTTAAAACTAGTTGTTATACTGTTTTCACTCAGTTGCTTGGAACAAGTACTTCTACTGGGACAGTATGCGTAAGTAATGTTTTAACCACTTCTTTTGATTTTAAAATATCATCTTCTTTTGCAACTAACCCAACTATGTATTGGGTAGCAATAGGTAAATAACATGGACAGTCAAGAATTTGAAAGTTATGTACCGGTATACGATGCAATCCCAGATAAGTGGGAGGATGCTAGACCATTTATTGTTGAACATCTAAAGAAAATAGCTAATGCCGTTAATGTTAGAGAAATTGGGTGGTTACTTGATGAAGAATTATTGAGTGGTAAAGCATTCATACCAGGAAAAAATACAGGTGGTACATCACAACAGTTTCGCTCTGTTTTAAGAAAGGTAATTGTTTTCCCCGGATTAACTGTAGGTGTAAACACCCAACCCCATGGTTTAACAGTGGATGCTAATTTTACATTAATCCAATTGTTTGGAGCAGCAACAAATTCGGTAGCTTTTACAGGGGAACCAATACCTAATGGTGCTGACACCATAAGTTATGATGCTACAAACATTATCATTACAGTAGCAGCAGCTTATACAAGAGCACACGCAGTTATAGAATATATAGAGGAGCTTTAAGATGGCTAATTTTTTTAAACAGATAGGTAATTTTCTAACAGGAACACCAGCTAAAAGAGAGAACGTTTCTACTCTTAGACCTGAACAGGAAGGGAGCTATCAGAATTTACAAAACGCTGCTCAAGGAAGAGGTGCAGGTGGAGCTTTTGGAACAACAGCAGATTATTATCGTGATCTAATGAGTAACGATAGCGCAGATTATCAAGCTTTTTCTAATCCAATGCTCAGACAATATAATGAAGACATTATACCTGGTTTATCCGAGCAATTTGCTAGAATGGGTTCTGGTGGTTTGTCTAGTTCAGGATTTAGAAATGCTCAAGTACAAGGAGCCACTGATTTATCAGAAAGGTTGGGTGCATTGCGTGCGCAATTAAGACAGCAAGGCGCTCAAGGATTACAGAATATAGGAACTCAATCACTTGGAAATTTTAGTCAGAATATGGAAACACAAGCTGGAAGCTCTGGGATATTAGCCCCAGCATTGGGTGCTCTTGGTACAGCAACACTTGGGCCAATGGGGGGAGCAGTTGGTAACGTTGGCGCTAATTGGCTTACAAATATGTGGAATAAATAGAGGTAAAATATGGCTCAAAAAATAAAGCAGGGTAATATATTTGGTAGGATTGGTAGTGCTATGGGTCAAGGATTAGCTGAATCTATTCCTAAGGAAGCTAATAGAATGAGATTGTCTCAAGGTTTAATGGATCTTTCTAAAGAAAAAGATTTAGAACCACTTCAATTCATGTCTAAATTTTATGGAATACCTGAAGTGGCTAATAATCCTCAACTTGTTCAAAGTGGAACACAACTTTATAATCAATCAAGAAGAAATCAGGCTATTGGACAATACGAAGATTTAGAAAAACAAAAACAAGATGAAAAGAATCAATCCATACTTAATCAAATAGAAAATCAAGCACAAAATACAGGAGAAAAAAGTAAAAATCCAAGCGTTGTAGATCCAGAATTGATACAAAGAAATCTAAAGGGATTTATCCCCACAGCAGATATTAATGAGATAAAAAGAGAAGGTGCAAAAAGATATAAAGGACATGAAGCAGAGTATGGACATGATATAACTAATGCAATTAATGAATATAAAGAAGAACAACAACTTAAATCACAACAAGCAGCAGCAGTTCACAATGTATTGGGTACTCAAAGAGAAGAAGAAAAAACTATAAAAAAGTTTTTAGAAGATAAACTAACACAAAACAATGCAAGCTTTCCAGAAGATTTTAGACAGACATTAGAAGATGAAGCAATTGATAGATTTAAAAATGGTGGAGAAAGTGAACAATCAATTATAGCTGACATGAGTAAAAAAATAAAAAAAGCTAATGAAAGATATTCCAATCTTAACGCTATTCCTAACTGGGGGCTGCCTTTCTATACACCTCAAGGCGCAAGAAAAGTTATCGATAATATAAAAGCGTTACAGCCACAATTTGAAGCAGAAGACACAACAAAAAATTTTGCACAGTTACTTGTAGGTGATAAGGGTTTAAGCTGGGGAAAATCGTACTCTTTTGCTGAACCACTTGATAGAGAACCTAAGTTAAACAGTGTGGTTCAAAAATTAAAATCATTACCAAATAATGCTGCCCCTATGCTTGGAAATTTACCATCAAATTCATTCTCAGGTGAAAAAAGAAAATTGGAAACTAGAAGAGCAATGAATGAAATCATACCAGTAATGACTTCAAAATCAAGCCCATTAGCTATTATGCACGAATTAGAACAAAAAAATTATGATATGGAAATGGTGTTAGATAGATTTAAAAAAATAAAAAACAAACTTACTCCAGATCAGCAAGAGCAACTTGATAAAACAGACGCTCCTTACTCTCGTTTGAATGATATTATCTTAAATATATGGGGAAAATAACATGCAACCATACCAAAAAGCATCTAATGCAATAACACAAGCTCAAGAAAGGCCTATGAAAACATTAAGTGGGGCAGCCTCTATGGCTGTTTCTAGAGTGATGCCTTTCTTAAATAACTATGTTCCTATGAAATTAGCTTTATCTGGATTAAATAAAGTAGATCCTAGATGGGGTAAATTCTTTAAACAGGCAGCTGATGAAGGTTACGATGAAGAAGAAGTTAGAGGATTTTTAAAGGATAAAATAGAGAATGGGATAAAAGGGGAAACTGAAAAACAAGAACAACCCCAAGAAAAACGTAACATCATAGAACAATACTCCCCTGAGTTACACCAATTTATTGATCAAGAGGTGCGTAAAGGTAGACCATTAATACAAGCAGGAGCAATCGCACAGAATGATAAACGTTTTGCAGATGTCATTAATAAGTTACAGAAAGACCATAAAACACCTTGGTCCAATATATTACAAAGCATCTACGGTGGTGCATTAAAAGAGCAACCACAAGATCAAGGGCAAATGCAACAAGGTGGTGGACAAGGTGATATTGATCCAGCACTCCAGCAATTAATCCAACAAGGTAATTCTATTTTACAGAAATTTAAAGGTGGCTAGTGGATGATTTATTAGCATATTTTCAAAGTCTACTTGAATATGCTCAAAACAATGCAGCTAATTTAAATCCAGCTTCTCAGAAGGCGTTGGGTGAGTTAATTCTATTATTTTCACAAACAATAGAAGAACAATCTAATAAAATGGCTGAACAGGGCGATATAAATGCCATTGAAAGAGAGCAAGCCCAAGTATCGGAACAAGTAGCACAACCACCATCTGGAACGCCACCTACAGGCGGTAATATACCACCTTTACAACCTGCTCCTCACGAATCTAGTAATATAAATGCTTTCCGTTACAACCCAGAGAATCAGCAGTTGTTTGTTAAGTTCCAAGGTAAATACCCACAACAAAATGGTCCAGTGTATAAGTATGAGGGGGTTCCTGACTTTATATTTAACGTGTTTAGCAGAGGTGCTGTAGCGCCTAAAACAAGTGGCTCAAATGGATGGCATACATGGAAAAAAGGAGTTACTCCGTCCCACGGAGCTGCTATGGCAGCTCTCATTAAGAATGGTGGTTATCAATACACAAGGATGAGTTAATTTTTTCTAACTTTTTGCACTCCCTTCTCCAAAAATCAGCGCTATCTTTAAATGATTTATTTACAGAATGTAAATTTTCTGTGTACATATACCAACAAAAAGAAGAAACAAATAAAAGACAAAATAAAAAAGTTTTCATGATAAAATCTCCTCTACAGTCCATGGGCATATCTCAGGAAAAGTTTCTTCTTCTTGTCCTGTTTCTTTTGCAGCTTCTAACCTTGCATAAGAATAAGCCCTTTTAATTAATGCATGTAAACTGGATTTTAAACTTGGATTATCTTGTATTGTATCCATTGCTTGTTTTCTAGCATTTTTTATAGACAAATCCCATGATCTAGATTTCATGCATGGCTGATGTTTTATCTTTAACATGTGTAGCATCAAAATCACTAAGTGACTTACCAATTTGTTTCTCTCAGAATTGCCCACAGAAATCAACTCCTCTATTATATTTTCTATATCTATCTTGTCAAAGTAGCCTTTCTTTAAAAGTTCCGTCTGTACCTCTACCCATGCACAGCAGTCTGTTTCATATAAATTATTCATGATGTGCCTTTCCTAAAATCATTTTTTGTATTTCAAAATTATCATTTAATCTTTCTTTAACCCAAACAAGTGGACAGTTTTCTACAAGCCACCCTTGTATATCAGCTATATAACAAATCCTTACTTCTCCATCGTGTTCTGGCTTTGGACGCATATATTTTTTTATATATTCTGAATTAGTTTGAAATAAGAAATCGTGTAAATCTTGCCACTCTTCTTTTGTTCCATAAAGATTGTCACACGCAGCCATTTTTACACCTCATTGTGAAAAGATAATTGTAGTTTTGTTTTAGAAAATTTACTTAAAACCTCTTCGCATAACATTCTATTTATTGAATCGCTTTCTTCTTCTAAGTACTTCCTTACACCGTGCTGGATTGCATCGGATACAACGTAAAGGACTTCTTCTCTATACTTTTCCTTTTCTTTTTTTTATTGATTTGGAAAAAGAACGTTACTTATTTCTTTTTGTAAAGCTAAAGCAAAAAATTCATCGTAATTTTCTTCAATATAATCTACAACCTGTTGATGGGTTATTTTTTTCATTTTTCACCTTTTTCTTTATATAATTCACTTGGCATAATATCACGCATAACTAATATAGTTTTTATAACCGCTATATCTATTTCATTCTTTTTTGCCTTTCCTGAGATCATTCCCATGTGAAAAGTAAGAAGAATGATAGAAAAAATACAAATAACAATAAGTGGAATTGTTATTGAGTTACTCATTTTCTATTCCTTTCTTCTAAAGAGCATAATCTTCCATGAAAATCCTTCATTTCTTTTTGTATAGCGTCTAATATATTTAATATATGCCTCATATCTGATCTGGATTCAGTCCTATTCCAAATAAATAACCCAAATACACCTATAAAAAATATTGCAAACTGTGTCCAATCCATTATTTACCTATCTTTGTTGTGTTCAAATTATAACATATGTCACATTCCATATAAATACGAAAAATTCCTTTATTTTTATAGCAACTAAAATCTTTAATTGGTAATCTCAATTTAGCGTAAGTTTCAGAGTCGCACTCTGTGGCTGTAGCGGGATTCGCCACCGTAAAAAATCCTTCTTAGAAACATCCATGGAGATAATTTTTTATGACTCAAGCTTATACCAATCTAGCCCAAGGAACGCCTTTTGCGACTGGGGTTGATGCCTATGTTTATCCAAAATTCATTATGGCCAATAGAGCGCCAACAGTTAACGATATATACCCTCCAGGTACACGCATACAAGACAATAGCGTGAATCCTGCCATTATTTACTCTACAAGCGGAGCTGGTAACTGGGACACAGGGGGAGTAGAGCCTGCTACTACAAGTACATTTGGAACAGTTAAAATAGCTACTTTATCTCAATTACAAAACGGTAACGCTCCTTCTGGTTCAATTGTTCCTCTTTCTAACGACGTAGCAACTGTTATTGCTGGAGTAGTTGCTGGAGCCGTTCCGCCTGCAACATCAGCTCAGCAAGGTATTGTATTCCTAGAAACAGATACTAATGCCGTTTTAGGTACATCACCAAACCCAAACACAGCACTACAACCATCTAACTTAGCAGCTGTTTTTGCAGCTCCTCCAGCTGGTGGTTTTGGTAGTACTACTCCACGACCAGTTGCAGCAACCACACTTTCTACTACAGGAGCCGCCACAATAGGCACGACATTAGGGGTTACAGGAGCCACTACACTGGCTGCATTATCTGCGACTTCAGGAGCATTTTCAACTACTTTATCTGTTACTGGATCTTCAACTATAGCAGCACTATCCGCTACTTCCGGTGCTTTCTCCACTACTTTATCTGTTACTGGAGCATCAACAATAGCGGCTTTATCTGCCACATCCGGTACATTTTCAACAACACTCGGAGTAACCGGAGCATCTACTTTCACATCGGGTACATTCTCAACAACACTAGGAGTTACAGGTGCTTCCTCCTTCTCTTCCGGTACTTTCTCAACGACTTTGGGAGTCACTGGACTCACAACACTTGCAGCATTAACACAAGTGGGTACGGCAAATATAAATGCATCAGGTGCTGGAAATACAATTATAGCAGGTGGAACAGGAACACTCGCATTAGGGAATACAACTGGTAACACTTTAATTACTGGTACTGTAGGGATTTCAGGTCTTACAACACTTGCAGCAACAACAATTGTAGGAAATACTCTTATTAATAACTCAGGGGGTGGAACAACTACAATTGGTGGAGCTAGTGCAGGAGCTATCGGTATAGTTGTTGGATCAGCTGGTAACTTCACCATGTCTACAGCAACAGCAGCAGCTACTATGGCATTCGGTTCAGCTACACAGACAGGAGCTTTAACTTTTGGTGCTTCAACAGCTGGACAGACAGTTAACATTTCAAGCGCTGCCACTATTGCCGGAACAAACGTTGTTAACGTATTAGCAGGGGCAACGCCGGGAGCATCACAAACATTTAACTTAATGACAGGTGTGGGCACAGCTGGAACATATGCAGTTAACATCCTAACTGGTAACTCAACTGGAACCACTCAAACCGTCTCAATAGCTACAGGATTAGCAGCTACGACGATTGCCCTAGGTAATATAACAGGTGCAACAGCTATCACTTTCTCTGTAGGTACTGGTAATTTCCTTGTTAATGGTGCTGTAACCTCAACTTATACAGTGGGTACAGCTCTTGGAACTGGATTAATTAGTTTAGGTGTCTCAACAGCTGGTCAAACTGTAGCTATTAATAACGCAGCTTCTAACACAGTTGCTAATGTAGTCAGTATTTTAAATGGTGCAACACCTGGAGCTGATAACACACTAAACGTTATGAATGGTGCAGGTACAGCCGGAACTCAGACAGTTAATATTCTTGCATCCGGAGCAACAAGAGCCGGAGCTATTAATCTAGGTACAGGGGCAGCAGCTCATATCTTGACTATAGGATCATTGACAGGAGCAGCTCAACTTGTCCTTCAATCTGGTACAGCTGGTATATCACTTGCAACTGGAGCCACAACACCTGGTTTAGTAGCAGTAACACCAAATACCGCTTCTACAGCTTCCGCTACAGTAACCGTAACACTAAACAGCCGTGTTCTTTGTACAACATGGACAGGATTTACAACAGCTGCGGCAGCTTCTCAATCATTTACTATCGTCAGCAATAAAATACTAACTACAAGTTGTATTTTTGTAACAGTTACAAACCTAAATGCCTCTGCTCAGGGTGCACAGATGACTTTACTTTCTGTCACTCAATCAGCCGGACAAATTGTAGTAGCTACAAAAAATAACGGTGGTGGTGCTTTAGGTGCTGGAGATAACGTATTAATAAACGCATGGATATTAAGCTAAAATAAGGAGACATATGTTTAATAATATACTTCACAAAGCAATTACCGTTGGGGAAAAAGTATTTCACATTTTCGCTGATACAGATATAAATACAGCCCATCTAAAAGATTTAGCTGTAGAGATATTAAAGATAGCTTCAAAAGCTGAGGAATTAGCAAAAGAAGTACAAGAAAAACAAGAAGCAGAGGCTCCACATGAAGAAGAAAACCCAAGTGTCTAAACACTTAAAGAAAGACATCAAAGAAAGCAAAGAGTCAATCAAAGAAGACAAGTCTCTTATGTCTAAAGTTAAAAAAATGAAAACCAAAGGCTGCTAAATGGCCAAAGATGTGATGTATGTTCATTGTGTAACAAAGGCTGAGTTTAATCCAGCTTCCTTAACGGGAAACTACCAGCCTTTGAATGGAACTGGGTTTGATGATTCTATAAAAATATTGAAGATATATAACCCAAGTACGACTGTTTCTATAGACATTAGTTTAGATGGAGTTACCGCTCATGACTTCATACCACCACTCGGCACTCTTATTGTAGATTTTCAAACTAATCATTCCTCTGAGCAAACATCGGGTACAGGCACATTAAATTTAAGAAAATACCAGATTTTGTGGGGTAAAACTGCAGCCAACCCGACCTACTTGCAGATGGTTGGGTATAGATGAGTCAATTTTATGTAGGTGTATCAGCTGGCAGTCTTCCACCATCAGTGCCAACAAGTTTTGTTACTGATAGCGGTACGGTTATTCCAGCAGCTAATATTGTTAATATTAACGGTGGAAATGGGATACAAGTTGTAGCTAATCCAAACGGAAGTAATAACATACTTATAAATCTAACAGAGGTCGCGCCAGCTTATACAAATGTCACCACTGGTATTTATATGGTAACTCCTACAGATTACTTCATTTCTGTAGATTCTAGTGGTGGCCCTGTTACAATCCAACTCCCTAATTCTCCTACATCTAACAGACAATTTATTATTAAAGACAGGCTGGGACAAGCCTCCTCTAATGCTATCACTATTACAACAGTAAGCGGAATTGCCACAATTGACGGATTAACATCATATACATTTTCAGACAATTACGAATCTTTGGAAATGTTATTCCACGGTACAAATTATGAAACATTTTGAGGTAATATGGCTAATGTTGGAACAGCAGCAGCAGGTAAAACGCTCATAGGAGCTGGGAACGGCAGAAGCCCTACTTTTGCATCTATAGGAACAAATAGCGGTCTAACTGCTCACGGAATATTAATAGCTGAGGGTAATAGCGCTTTTACAGTTGCAACGCCTGGTACTAGTGGTTATGTATTAACATCCAATGGAGCAGGTAGTGACCCCACATTTCAAAGTGTAACATCTACAGGTGCTGTTATATCTTTTACAGGAAATAGTGGTGTAGCACAAACGCCCAATGGATCAGGTAATTTTAATATATTAGGAACAGGAAGCATAACAATTGCAGGAACTGCAAATACAGAAACTGTTCAACTCACTGGATTAACAAACCATGCTGTATTGGTGGGAGCAGGAACAGCTACAATAACAAAAGTAGGGCCAACTGCAACAGCTGGACAAGTATTTCAATCATCTGGATCGTCCTCAGACCCAGCATTTAGTACAGCTGCTTATCCAGTAACCGCCGGAACAAGTGGAAATGTCATAACATCTAATGGAACTGATTTTGTTAGTTCTGCTCCTGCAGCTAAAACAATAGTAACTACATATACTTCTGGATCAGGTACATGGACACCTAATTCAAACACTAAATATGTAAAAGTTTGGGGATTTGGCGGTGGTGGAGGTGGTGGTTCAGGACGTAAAGGAACTACAGCATTATCAGCAGGAGGAGGAGGGGGTGGTTGTGGTGGCCTGTTTTATATAGAAGGCCCAGTTGCATTTTTTTTACTTAACCAGTCTTATACTGTAGCAACAGGAGGCACAGGTGGCGCCGCTCAAACTGTAGATGCTACTAATGGAAATCCAGGAACGACTAGCGTTACAGTAACAACTTTTGGATCATCTGCAGCAGTTAATGGAACATTTGGTGCGGGTGGAACAACCGGTTTTACAACAGGAGGAACCAATGGTACTTTTGTTTCTTCCTTTTCAACAGCTGCTCAAACCGCTCCCGGCGCTGCCCACGATCAACGTG